CAGGGCGCACGGAAAGGACGCGCAGTTGATCGGGTTGTATCTGGCGACGAATCGGCACGCGAACATGCTGGGCCTCTACCGGCTGGGCCTCGATGACGTGCGCCATGAAACCGGGCTCGGCACCAAAGCGATCGAGAAAGGGCTCCAGGCGGCCGCCCAGACCGGCTATGCGCTGTTTGACGCGCTCACCGAATTCGCGTGGGTGCGGCAGATGGCCCGTTTCCGGTTGGGCCTGAAGGCCGGCGAAAGTCTGCGCGACGGGGACAAACGCACCCAGGCGATCAGCCGCATCTACCACGCGATCGAGGCGAACCCATTTCTCGGCGACTTCTACGACGCGAACCGCAAAATCCTGCCGCTCGGGCGACGCCGTGAATCGGTGGGTCTTGTGGTGCCCTTAGGCCGGGACCACAAGATAGAGCCCCATACAAGGGGCTATGGAGGGGCTTCGCCAGATACAGAGTCAGATACAGAGATCAGATCACAGGAGCAGGTACAGGAACAGCAGCAGATAGAACCCCCTAACCCCCTTTCTGCGAAAGGGGGAACACCTCGGCGGTATCTGCGATCCGACCTCAAAGAGGCGAAACGGGTGCGAAGTATCCGGTTCGGGGGCTGCCCGCACGATCCGCGGTGCGATGACCACGTCCAGTGTGAAGTGCTGCTGGCGATCGCGATCGCCGAGCGGCGGAAGGCGGTGGGCCGATGACGGAGCAGGAGGGCTAATGGATCCGCGCGTAAAAATTGTTGGAAAGGACCATCCGCATCGTGGCGAATACGGCCGTTTCACCGGCGAGGTGATTCGATTGGTGACCGGGAGCCGGATGGCGCTCGTGAAACTTGAACACTGCAAGCACGGCACCGATGGCTGTTACGTCTCGCCGGGCGATCTTCGCCAAGTCGATGAGGATGATCAGTATGTTCCACGTACCTGAACTGTCACGCGGCGGGCCGATGGTGCACCCTGATCGGCACGGCACCCGCTTCGACGGCAATAACGGGGCGTTCGACCTTGAATCACCTGAACCCGGTTGGCGACTGGCGTGCGCAGCGAGCGATGGTGAAGGCTGGGAACACGTCAGCGTCCACGCCTACAACACCATCCGCACGAAACAGCGCGTCCCGCGCTGGATGGAGATGTGTTACGTCAAACGCTTGTTCTGGGACGGTGACGACGTCGTGATGCAGCTGCACCCGGCCGAGTCGGATTACGTGAACGCGCATCCACATGTCTTGCATTTGTGGCGGCCGACCGACGTGGCGATCCCGACACCCCCGGCGATTTTCGTCGGGCCTCCGGCTGTCGAGCGAGCGATGCCATGACTGACGGTTACGACAAAATTCGCGTCAAGGGCAGCGTGCACGCGTTCAAGCGCGGCCCGGCCCCGACCGGCGCGGCCCGGCTCCAGCGGCGCGTCAACCGGTTGCTGCTCGACGCCGCGCGCCTCGCCCGCCGCGAGAACGCGTACGCCGCGCGGTTGCGCGAACTCCTGCACGCGTTTCTCAACCAGCCGCGGGCCGAAGGGGACCGCACGCATGAAAGTCACGATTAAAACCGCGCACGGATACCTGTCGCCGCAACCGCCGACGTCGAAGAATCCCGCCGTCCGCTGGGAGTACCGCGACACGGCCGGCGCGTGGGAGACGCTCGAGCTCGTCGGCCTCGAACTCCCCGAGCCGCCCGATCCGCCCGACCCGACGCCGCCCGAACCCGAACCAGGCCCCACGCCGCCGACGACCGGCGACGCGATCGACCTCAGCCTGGCCATCGTCGCCTCGAGCGATTGCCCGCCCGTCGCGCACCTCCCGATCCTGGCGTCGATGTCGTTGATCTCGCTCAAGAACGTCGGGACCGACGGGCAGGGATTCGCCTTGAACTTCCCCGGGCGCGACACCTGGCCCGGCGTCATTCCGCCCGGCTGGGATGGCGCGATCAATCACACGCTCTGGATCGCGGAATCCATCGGCGGCACGTGGTACGTGCTCCCCATCAAGGAAGGCTTACACGAGTACCTGACGCTCGGGCCGATCCTCAACCCCGGGCAGGTTCCCGAGAACCTGACGTACTTCGCCCAATCGCCGATGCAGGGCTATCAACCGCGCCCGGCCGAGCAGGTCGGATTTTTCTGCACCACCGGCGACACGCGTCGCATGAACCTGCAACCGCCATCGGGTGCCGGCCGCACGAACGTCGTCCTGGTGCCGTTCACGGCTGGTGAGTACACGTTCCCGGCGGCGAGCGGGATGCACACGGTGGTCGTCGTCGCGTCGACCACGACGCCGACCGGACAGCCGTGACGGCGCCCTCCTGCGAGACGGGGCAGGTCGCGTATGCCACGCACGCCGAGGCGCTCGACGCCTGCGAGACCCAGATGGCCGCGGGCCACGTCGCGCCGGGCTGTCACATCATGCCGGTGCGCTGCAATGTCTGCGGCGCGTGGCATACGCGCCCGGAGCAGATCGTGACGCCCGACGCGCCGCCCGACGCGCGGCGGCGGAAGGGGGAGTCGCGCTGATGACCGCGCTGGAAATTGCGACCGAAGCGCTCGGGTCTATCTCGCGTAATAGCTGTTGCCGCGGGTGCCAGGAGGCAAAACTCGTGGCGCTCGCGGCCTTGTCACGCATATCCGGCGCGGCGTGGCCCGGCCTCATGGCCGGGTTCGCGCCCGCCGCGACCGATCACACCACGACCAACACCGGCGACACTGGCGGCCCGTCCCTCGATATCCCGAAAGGCAGCGTGTGACATGGGGCTGATTGAACTCCTGATCTACGTCGTGGTCGTCACCCTGATCGGCTGGCTCGCGATCTGGGTGCTGGGGCAGGTCGCGCCCGGCCATCCGGCCGTCATCGACCGGATCATCTGGGTGGTCGTCGTGCTGATCATCGTGCTCGTGTTGGTGCGGGCTTTCGGCCTGGTGGACCCGCAAGTGCCCCGGCTGCGCTGATGAAGGTCTACATCGGAGGCTGCCTGGGCGAGACGCCCGCGGTCGTCGCGGATTCCGTGGAAACCGCGATGCAGGAGACGCTCGACGGGTATTGCTGGATCGATAAAGAAACGCAGTGCCGGGACGAGCAGTGGACCTGCTGGTTTCTTGACGGCTATCGCGACCAATTGCGCTGCACGATCACGATCACCACACCGCAGGGCGAGACACGGAAACTCTACGTCGAACGCTATGACCTCGACACGGCGCAGGACGGCGACGGTGACGAGGTGGACGCGGCATGACGCACGGCACCCGCGCCACCTACCGCACCGGCTGCCGCTGCACGCCCTGCCGCGCCGCCAACGCCGGCTACTGGCGCGCCTGGTGGACCGCCACGCAGACCGGCCAGCGGCCCCTGGGCGCGCGCATCCCGGCCACCGAGGCGCACCGCGTCCTCAAGCTCCTGCGCCTCGACTGGCCGACCCTGGGCGCCTTGGCGCAGGCCCTGGGCAAGCACCACGATTTGGCGCGGCTGCGGCAGGCGCGCACGATCACCGTGCGCACCGAACTGCGGCTGCGGCACCTCTACCGCACGCGCGTGCACGAAACCCCCGACCGGCGCCGGGCGGACGCTCCCAAACACTTCCGCACGGGTTAGAAAACGTGGACCCCAAACCCCATGCCCCGCGCGGCCCGCTGGTGCAGCGCGACCAGCGCGACCTCATGGCACCCGCCGACCCCATGGCAGTTCCCGCCCCGCGGCGCTGCTCGGCGCGGTCCAAGTCGACCGGGAAGGCCTGCCAGCGGCCCGCGATCCCCGGCGGCACCGTCTGCCGCTACCACGGCGGCGCCGCCCCACAGGTCAAGGCCGCCGCGATGGACCGGCTGCGCGCCCTGCAGCACCCCGCCATCGACCGCATGGCGAAACTCATCGACCAGGACGAGTTTCCGACCGTCGCCTATGCCGCCAGCCGCGACGTGCTCGACCGCACGCTCGGCAAGCCGGGCGAGCACCTCGACCTGACGCTCAACGTCACGGATGAGCTGTTGGGGCGGCTGGACCGGGGGCGGCTGCGGGCGAAGCGATGAGCCTCGATCACTGGTGGATCTGGCCGCTGATCATTCTCGTGGTCGTGGCTGGCGTTGGCCTGCTGCAGGATCTGTTGCGCAAGCTATGACCACCCAGACCGTCAGCCGCGACGCCGAGGCCGAGCTGCACGACTTCTGCGCCGATCACTACGCCGACCCGCTCAACTGGGTCCGCGCCGCGTTCCCGTGGGGCGAGGACGGGCCCTTGAAGGCCTACGCCGAGCCGGACCGCTGGCAGTGCGACTTCCTCGCCTGGCTCGGCGGCGAGATCACCGCGCGCGGCTTCGACGGCGTGCACCCCGTCATGCCCATCCGCGGCGCGGTCGCCTCCGGCCACGGCATCGGCAAGGGCGCGCTGACCGGCATGCTGGTCGCGTTCCTGATGTCGACCCGGCGCGACGCCAAGGGCGTCATCACCGCCAACACCAACACGCAGCTGCAGGACAAGACCTGGGCGGCCATCCAGGTCTGGGTCAAGCGTGCGCTGACCGCGCACTGGTTCACGGTCAACACCAGCATCCTGTACCGCACCGGCTACCGCGAGAGCTGGAAGGTGAGCCCGCAGACCTGCGACCCGGAGAACAGCGAGGCCTTCGCCGGGCAGCATAACGTCGGCTCGACCAGCTTCTACATCAACGACGAGGACAGCAACGTCCCGAACATCATCCACGAGGTCGAGGAGGGCGGCCTCACCGACGGCGAGCCGATGCAGTTCCTGTTCGGCAACCCGACGCGGCGGCGCGGCGCGTTCTACGACATCGTGTTCGGCGGGCTCGGCACGCGCTGGCAGACGTGGGTGCTCGACGCGCGCGACTGCACGTTCCCGAACAAGCAGTTGATTGCCGAGCAGCTGGAGGACTACGGCGAGGACAGCGACCGGTTCCGCGTGCGCGTGCGCGGCCTGCCGCCCAACGCCGAGGACGCGCAGTTCATCGACATGGCGCGCGTGCGTGCGGCGCAGAAGCGCCAGGTGGTGGTGCTCCCCGACGAGCCGCTGGTGGCCGGCTGCGACCTCGCGTGGGGCGGGTCCGATTCCAACGTGATCCGGTTCCGGCGCGGGCGCGATGCGCGGTCGATTGCGTCCATCCGCATTCCCGGCGAACTGACGCGCGACCCGGCGGTGCTCACGAACCGGCTCGCCGACGTGCTCGGGCAGACGTTCGACGGGCAGAAGGTCGCGATGCTGTTTCTCGACAGCGCGGGCATCGCGGGCGCGGTCGGCGCGCGCCTCCGGCAACTCGGCCACCGCAACATCAGCGAGGTGAACTTCGGCGCCGACTCGCCATCAGTCAAGTGCCGCTACATGCGCGACTACATGTGGGCCGAGATGAAGGACTGGCTGTTGACGGGCGCGATCGACAGTTCGCCGCGGCTCGAGGCCGACCTGATCGGCCCGGGCGTGCGCGAGGAGCTGAAACAGCGCATCTGGCTGGAGTCGAAGAAGGAAATGAAGGCGCGCGACGTGCCGAGCCCCGACGAGGCCGACGCGCTCGCGTTGACCTTCGCGCAGCCGGTGGCGGCGCGGGTGGAGCCGCCGGTCGGAGGGCTGCGGGCCAGCGGGTCGAGCAGCTGGATGGGCTAGCACAGGCGCTCGCTGTGCGTCTTGCGATTCTTGCGATTCTTGCGAATCGTAAGAATCGAAACGCCACCAAACACCACGGAACGCCACCACAAACGCCACGAAACACCACTGAACGTGGCCCTAGATTTGCCCGCCGTCCGCGCCGTGTCGCATCCTGACAGGACCCGTGAGCAAGAAACCCAGTCAGCGGAAGGATGCGCCCTCCCCGGCGAAGGCGCGCGAGATCCTGCGCGACGGCACGGCGCAGGGGCAGCCGTTGACGCCCAAGCAGCGCGGGTTCTTCGGCGCGGTCGCGGCGTTGGCCAAGAAGGGGAAGTAGCATCCATGTCGCTCTTCGCCAGCCCTGAGGCGCTCGCCGCGGCGCTCCTGCGCGGCCCGCTGACGCTCGCGCGCGTCCGTAAGGCGCGGCGGCACGCCGACCACGACCCGCGCCTCACCTGGGCGCGCACGCTCGCGGCGCTGCCCGACGCCGCCCGCACCGCGGTCGAGTCCACGCTGGGGCACGGGTAGCCCGATGGCGATCGACCCCGTCGCCCCGCCGCGCGAGACGCCCCTCGACCCCGAGGCGCCGGACACGTCCGCGCATCAGACCGCGCTCGACCGCTTCAAGCTCTGCGAGGAAGCGAGCCACGAGCAGCGCGTGCGCGAGTTGGAGGACCTGCGCTTCATCGACGAGAAGGGCGCGCAGTGGCCCGAGGACGTGCAGCGGGCGCGCAAAGGGCAGGAGGGCGGCGGCGGCTTGCCGGCGGTGCCGGCGCGGCCGTGCCTGGAGTTCAACCTGCTGCGCGGCCCCGTGCAACAGGTCATCAACACGGCGCGCCAGGCCAAGCTCGGCCTCTCGTTTGCGCCCGAGGGTGAGGGCGCCAGCCAGGCCGTCGCCCAGGCCTACGACGACATCGCGCGCGCCATTCAGGCCGACTCCCGCGCGCACCTGGCGCGCCAGTGGGCGTTCGAGCGCGCGGCCAAGTGCGGCTTCGGCGTGTATCGCATCCTCACCGAGTACGTCAACGACCAGAGCTTCGACCAGCGCATCGTCTACAAGCGCATCCTCAACCAGGCGAGCGCGTATCTCGACCCGTTCGCGCAGGAGCCCGACTGGAGCGACGGGCAGTTCGCGCTGCTGACGCAGGACCTGCCGCTGGCGCGCTACAAGAAGGCCCACCCCGACTCCAAGCTCGCCAGCTACTCCGACCGCGAGCTCACCGCGCTCGGCGACGACGTGCCGCAGTGGATCACGACCAGTCACGGGGACGCGGGCGTCGGCGTGCGCGTGGCCGAATACTGGGAAGTGCGCGAGGAGTCCACCACCCTCGTGCTGCTGCCCGACCAGACGACGGCGCGCGAAGCGGACATCCCGAAGGACATCCTCGCCCAGGTCGAGCGCGACCGCGGCACGCCGCTGCCGCGCCGCACGATCCGCAGCGGCCGCAAGGTGTTCTGGTCGCTCCTGAACGGCGTCGAGGTGATCGAAGGGCCGCAGGAGTGGAACGGCAAATACATTCCCATCATCCCGGTCATTGGCGACGAGGCGAACCTGAACGGCGACCGGCGCTGGACCGGCATCGTGCAGTTCGCGCGCGACGCGCAGCAGTCCTACAACTACATGCGCTCGGCGCAGGTCGAAGCCGTCGGCCTCGCCCCGCGCGCGCAGTGGATCATCGCCGACGGCCAGCTCGAGGGCTACGAGGCGTGGTGGCAGCAGAGCAACACGCGCAACCTGCCGTATCTGCCGTATCGCCTCACGACCTACAACGGCGGGCAGGCGCCGCCCCCGCAGCGCAACGTCGCCGAACCCGCGATTCAGGCCGTGACACTGGCCGCCGCCGCCGCGAAAGACGACCTGCATGCGACGACCAACATGCCGCCGGTGTCGCTCGGGCAGCTCGACCCGAGTGACCGGAGCGGCGTCGCCATCCGCGCGCTGCAAGGGCAGGCGGAAATCGGCAGCAGTGGTTACCTCGACAACCTGTCGAGCGTGTCGATGATTTACGAGGGCAAGGTCCTCAAAGACCTGATCCCGCGCATCTACGACCGCCCGGGGCGCGTCGTCCCGACGATGGGCCGCGACGAGAAGCGGCGCTCGCTGATGGTGAATATTCCGTTCGTGCAGCAGGGCACGCAGCCGCCGCAGCCGGTGCCGGCGGGGACGCCGGGCGCGCAGCAGATCGACCTGCAGGGCGCCGAACTCAGCGTCACGGCGGTGGTCGGGAAGAGCTACGCGACGCGCCGCGAGGAGACCTCGCAGGCCATTCAGGCCATCATGCAGGCCGCGCCCGGGCTCGCGCCGATCCTCGCGCCCTTCTGGCTCGAGGAGCTCGACTTCCCCGGCGCGGAGAAGCTCGCCGCCGTGGCGAAAAAGACCCTGCCGCCGCAGTTCCAGGACGACCAGGGTCAGGGACCGGACCCGCAACAGCTCCAGCAGCAACTCGCGCAGGCGCAGCAGCTCATCGAGGTGCTCGGCAAGGAACTGCAGGCCAAGACGCTGGTCATCGAGGCCGACCAGGTCAAGGCCGACGCGCACCTGCAGGAGACGCAGCTCGAACTGGCGAGCAAGGAGCGCATCGCGGGGCTCGAGGCGCAGGTCGACATCCTCAAGGCCGAGATCAACGCGAAGGCCGCCGCGCAGCAGACCACCATCGGCGCGGTGGCGAGCCTCGACCGCGCGGCGATGGCCGGCGAGGCGGGCATTGACCGCGCGCTCTGGCAGAAGGTCGCCGAGAGCGTGCAGCAACTCGACCAGCAGGCGTTCGAGAAGGAACAGCAAGCCGCGCAGTTGCAAGCGCAGCGCGATGCGCAGGAGGCGGCACTGGCACAGCGGGCCGCGCAGGGTCCGGGGCCGCAGGGCGGGCCAGGACCGGGTGCGGGACCAGGACCCGGCGGACCGGGCGGACCGGGAGGGCCGGGCTAGATGGCGGCGTCTGCGAGGGTAGATGCGAGGTAGATGCGATGTGGAAACAGGTAGATAACTAGCCTATGGCTGAGTCCGTCAGCGTCGAACACGGCGGGGTGACGATCACCACGAACACCGCGAGCGAGGCCGACCTGCGCACCGAGATGGAAGCGCCGCCGGAGCCACCGCCGTCCGCCGATGCCGCCGCGCCCGTGCGTGACCCGCGCGGCCGCTTCGCCAAGACGGAGTCCGCGACGCCGCCCGCCGAGGCGCCGCCGCCGCCCGACCCGGCCGAGGACACCGAACCGGCCGCGCGCCGCGACCCGGCCACGCGCGACGCCACGCTGCCGCGCCACAATCCGATCGCGCGCTTGAATCAGGCGCTCGCGCAGAAGGCCGAGGCCGAACGCAAGGCCGCCGCGCTCGAGGCCGAACTGACGCGCTACCGGCAACCCGCGCCCGTGACCCAACCTGTCACACCGCCGGCGCCCGCGCCCGGACACCCGTCGTCGAACGGCCACGAACCGCAGTTCGACCAGTTCGCGGATGCCGCCGACCCCTACACGGCGTACCTGCAGGCCTGGACGCGCTGGGACCGCGAGCAAGGCATCCGGCAGGCCCTGGCCGACCGCGAGGCCGCGCAGGCCGCGCAGACCCGCGTGCAGACGTTCCACACGCGCCTCGCCGACGGCCGCACGCAGTACCCGGATTTTGACACCGTGCTCGCGAACGCCGATACTCTCGGACTACAAGTCAGCGCCGTGATGCAGGAGGCGATTGCCAACTCGCCACGCGCCGCCGACCTCGTGTACTTCCTCGCGACGCATCCGGAGGAGTGCACCCAGCTCGCCGAGGAGTCCGTCGGGACGCCCGTCGCCGCTGCCACAGTGATGCAACGGCTCCTCGAGAGCCAGGCCGCCCCGCGTGCTGCACCCCGAAACGGGTCCGGCCCAGCCGCACGGGCATCGGTGAGTACCGCGAACCCGCCTGTCACGCCGGTAGGTAGTTCGCCTGTCGCGTCCGACGAGCCGCCGGGAGACACGGCGTCTGCGGCCGAGCACGCGCGGTATTGGAACCGCCGGCTCAAAGTCCCAGGCACCCGCTAACCCCCGCGTCCGTCGTGCCGCCCCTGGCAGGTGGATCCGATGGCGAATACGTTCATCACTCCGACCTGGGTCCTCAAAGATGTGGCCCGGGTCGCCGTGAACATGTTGAAGTTCGCGGCCAATATCGAACGCTGGTACGACGACAAATTCAAAGCCGGCGGCGCGAAAGTCGGCTACACCGTCAGCGGCCGGCTGCCGCAGCGGTTCCGCACCACCAAGGGGCAGGCGTTTCAGGCGCAGCCCATCAACGACGTGACCGTGCCCGTCACGCTCACCGACCAGGCCAACATCGGCACCTCGTGGTCGACCGCCGACGCGACGGTCGTGGTCGAGGACGTGCGGCGCCGCTACGTCAACCCGGCCGGCGAGCAGCTCGCCAACACGATCGACTTCGACGGCCTCGCGCGCATGACGCCGACCGTCTATCACTCGGTCGGCGTGCCGGGTGTCCCGCCCACCTCGCGCCTCACCTACACGACCGCCGCGGCCAAGATGACGCTGGTCGCCGTGCCGATGAACGGGCGCTGCGCGGTGCTCGATCCGATCCACATGGTCAACCTGATCCAGGACACGTCGACGCTGTTCAACCCGTCGGCCTCGATCAGCGAGAACTACCGCGAGGGGCAGTTCGGGCGCAACCAGCTCGGGATCGCCGAGTGGTATCAGGACCAGAACCGCGCCATCCAGACGACCGGCAGTTTCACGACCTCGACGCCGCTGGTGAATGGCGCCAACCAGACTGGGTCGACGCTCAACACCAACGGCTGGGCCTCGGGCGCGGCGACGCTCAACGCGGGCGATGTCTTCACGATCGCGGGCGTGTTCGAAGTCAACCCGCAGAACTACGCCTCGACCGGCCAGTTGATGCAGTTCGTCGTCACGGCGACGACCACCTCGGTCGGCGTCAACATGGCGACCCTGCCGATCAGCCCGCCGATCATTCCGTCGGGTAACCTGCAGAACGTGAGCAACTCGCCCGCCAACGGCGCGGCGCTCATTCCGCTGGGCTCGACCATCACGACCGGCGCGGGCACGATGGCCGCGACCGCGTCGGCGCAGAGCCTGGTGTTCCATCCCGAGGCGTTCATCCTCGCGATGGCGGACCTGGACGCGGACCTCGACGGCGCGACGGTCGCGCGCGTCAGCGACAACGAACTGAACGTCTCGCTGCGCTACGTCAAGCAGTACAGCGCGCAGAGTGACCAGAAGATGGCGCGCATCGACGCGCTCTACGGCTTCAAGGAATTCCGGCCCGACTGGGCGTGCCGGGTCTGGGGATAGGAGTTCACGATCATGGCACTCACCAGCACCACGCTCAGCGCGACCTGCACGCCGACCTCGACGACGATCGCGGTCACCTCGGCGACGGGCTTCACGGCCGGCAACTTCATCCTCGTCGAGAACGAGTTCATGCAGCAGACCGGCGCGGCCAACGGCACCGTCGTGCCGGTGCGGCGCGGCCTCGACGGCACCGTCCAGGCGAATCACAACGCCGCGGCGTTCACCTGCACGGGGCTCGGCACCGACTTCCCGGGCCCGGCGCCGGGGCAGTGCATCACCTACGGGCCGTATGCGCCCGACGGCCAGATGGCCGGCTATTTCACCTACAGCGTCGCGATCGCGCCCACGCCCGGCATCCACGTGATCAATGGTAGCGGCGCCCTGGCGATGACGCTGGTCGCGCCGACCGGCGCGCAGGAAGGCGCGATCCTGATCGTCGAGAGCAAGAACCTCAACGCGAATACCGTCACGGCGAGCCCGGCCTGGATCGGCGCGGCGGGCACCGGGATCGCGACGATGGCGGCGACCGGCGGCAACCTGATGCTCAAAGCCTGCGGCGGCAAATGGACCGTCATCGGCAGCAGCGGCGCCGCGTTCACGTAGAGCGAGGGAGCGTATGGCAGATCCGATCGGCTTGACGGACTACGCGAAAGAAATGGCGCGCTGGAATCAGCCGTACATCTACGCGCCCTTGCCGCAGATGCTCTATCGCGGCACGACCCGCGCCGGGCGGGTCGCGGTGGAGCAGCGCGTCGTCGAGACGGAGCGCGAGCAGACCCTCGCACTGGAGCAGGGCTGGCGCGACAACCCCCAGACCGCCACGGACGAGGAAACACGACGGCAGGAACAGGTCGGCACGGCGGCCGCGGAGCGCGCCTACGCCGACCAGCGTCTGTCCCCGCGGGCGCAGGCCGAAGCGGCGGCGGCGGACCAGGCGGCCGGCGCGAAACATCTCGGCGAGATTCCCGAACGGCCGCGCCGCCCGCGGCCGTCGCGCCGGAAGACCCCCGAGGGCGACGCATGACCCTGAAGCATGCCACGCATCCGGACGCCGAGGACGCCGCGCCGGCGCGGCTGGCGATCGCGACCGACGACGAGCCCGGGCTGTCCGAGGACGACTACTGGGCCGAGCGCCGCAAGCTGGACGCCCAGCGCGCGCAGCTCGAGGCGCGCCACGTGGCGAGCCAGCATTTTCCGCGCTGGTTCTATCACGCGCACGAGATGCCGCGCGTCGTCGGATCGCAGGCCGCGGCCGACGCGCTCGGCGCCGGCTGGCACGTGCGGCCCGTCGGGGGCCCGTCATGACGGCGCTGTCGCCGCTGCCCCGCGCCACCGATCCGCCGATGACCGAGGCCGAGTATCAGGCGTCGCTCCTCGCGCTCGACGCCGAGCGCCAGGCGCTCAAGCAGGAGTACATCACCTCGCAGACCTATCCCCGCTGGGCGTATCACGAGAGTGAACCGGCCCTCATCGTCGACTCCGACGCGGAGGCTGTCGCGCTCGGGCCCGACTGGAGCGCGACGCCGATCACGCCGCCGCCCGTCGTGACGGCGCTCGAGCCCGACACGGTCGTGCTCGGCGCGCCGTCCTTCACGCTGCACGTCATCGGCACCGGCTTCGACGCCGCGTCGGTGATCGTGTTTGCGGGCCACGACGAACCAACGACGCTGGTCGATGACACGGTCGTGACGACCGGCGTCAACATGGCGGTCTGGCTCGGGCCGGACGTGCTGCCCGTGCTCGTGCGCAACGGCGACGGCACGGAGAGCAACGCGCTGACCTTCACCTTCACCGAGGCGGCGCCATGATCCGCGACGGCGCGATCTACAACCGCGCGCTCGCCATCACCACGAGCGACACGGTCAACCTGCCGTACGGGCCGACCGATGCGATCAGCGTGGGCACGACCGGCACCCTCCTCGCCGTGTTCGAGAACGACGTCGTCGTGACGTTCGCGGTCACGGCCGCGCAACTTCTGCCGGTGCGCATCAAGCGCGTTAATGCGAGCAGCACCGCCACCGGCCTGGTCGCGCTTTACACGGTGTGAGCGATGCTCACCCGCACCGGCCTGGCCGTCATCACCGACGCGCTCAAGTTGATCGGCGTCGTCGCGGGCCACGAAGTCCCGACCAGCGCCGAGCAGACCGACAGCTTCGCGCGGCTCAACGAGTTGATCGATAGCTGGGGCGTCCACGCGCAGACGCTGCTCGTGCAGCGACGCGATGTCGTCGCGCTGGTCATCGGCCAGCAGACCTATACGATCAGCCCCACCGGTGATCTGCTGCTCCCCACGCCGCTGACGCTCGATGCGGTGAGCGTGATCGTGCCCACGACGCCGCCGGTCGAGCGGTTTCTGGATGGCGTGACCGATCAGGCGCAGATCGGCCAGCCGGTCAAGGCGCTGCCGGGCTCACCCTTGGTGTTCAATTACACCCGCACGCACGCCGGCGGCGCGCTCTGGATCTGGCCGGTGCCGGCGGTCGTGCAGCCGCTGGTGCTCTACTGGCGCGACGCGCTGGCGCAGTTTCCAGATCTGACGACGCCCGTCACGCTCTCGGCCGGCTACGCGAAGGCGTTGCGCACGAACCTCGCGCTCGAGCTCGCGCCCGAGTTCGGGCGCCCCGTCGATCCGCTCATCGACCGGATGGCGCGCGAGAGTCTCGCCGACGTCAAGCGCGCGAATGTCGCGCTGGTCGAGATCGGCATCGACCCCGCGCTGACCGGGGGCGGCGCGGGCTACAACATTCTGACGGACGGGTAGCCGATGCCCGATCCGCAGAACGACCAACCGCCGCCGCCGCCGAAGCCGTTGTCGGCGTGGGCGAAGGCGCAGACGATCGGTGCGTCGAAGGTCGGCGAACGGTATGTGCCGCCGACGTGGGGCGAGTGGATGACGAGCGCCAATCCGCTGCGCGGCCTCGCGGAGTGGATTGTCGGCCCGGCGCGGCCGACGTCGGTTGCCGCACAGGACCCGTACGGCATTCAGGCGTGGCAGCAGGGCAGCGGGCCGATGCCGATGCTGATGGGCACGACGGAGGAGGGGCCCGGCATCCGCGCGTATCACGGCTCGCCGCACGACTTCACGCAGTTCGACATGAGCAAGATTGGGACGGGCGAGGGCGCACAGGCCTATGGGCACGGGTTGTACTTCGCAGAGAATCCGGGTATCGCGGAGGTCTACCGGAATAATTTGGCGGGATTCCCCGAAGTGAAGAACTTAAAACTGGGAACCTTGAACGTGGGGGAACACAACCGGTTCGATTACAGCCCAAAAGGTAATTCGATTTACGAGAACGTGCGCTCGTCGCTGGCCGAGGACCTCCTCCTTGACCAAGCGTCGTTGACCGGCGTGCCGCCCGATCAACTCCAACAGCATGTCTTATCGCAGTTGGACACCAAGATCCGCGACTATGCGACGGAGTGGCCCGAAGCCGTGAAGGAGGCGCAGCAATTACGCGCCGACTTAGCCAGGCCGAAAGCGGTGGCGCTCACGTATGGCGAGCGGCCGGGGAAAAGTTACGAAGTGAACATTAAGGCCGACCCGGAGCACTTTCTAGACTGGGATAAGCCGCTCAGTGAACAAAGCCCAAAGGTCAAACAGGCCGCGAACGAGTTATTTCGTCCGCGACTTGTCACGCGAGACATTGGCAACGGCCTGATTGACATCAGCGAAAAGGGTGGCGGGTCCATTGGCGTCTATCCGCAGGAGAAAGTCGCCGAGGTGCTGGCGAACCCCGCGGATTATTACCCCTATAAAGGGGAGCAACTCTATCAGCAGTTCGTGGATGCGGCCGACGCGAAGCGGCGTGGATCGATGACGTACGTGCAACGGCAGGAGGCTGCGGCGCAAGCACTGAGTAAAGCTGGCATTCCCGGCATCAAATATCTCGATCAGGTCTCTCGCACGCCGGGCAAGGGCACGCGCAACTACGTCATCCACGATGACAAGCTGATCGACATCCTGCGCAAGTACGGCTGGCTGCCGCCGCTGGCGGGCCTCAGTTCTCTCTCGCAACTCGGCCAACCGCCGCAGCCGGAGCCGCGCTGATGCCGGCCTATCCCGGCTTCATCGGCGCGAGTGACCGTGTCTCGGCGCGCACGGTCAACGCCGAGCGCACGATCAACTGGTATCCGGAGATCGCCACCGGCACGCCGAAGAGCAAGACCTGGCTCGTGCCGACGCCCGGCCTCGCGCCGTTCGTCGTGCTCGGCGCCGGGCCCGTGCGCGCGCTCTTCGCCGAGGAAGGGCGCTGCTTCGCCGTGGGCGGCGCGAACTTCTACGAGATCCTCGCGACGCAGACCTTTGTCTACCGCGGGACGGTCGGCATGGACAACCGGCCCGCGACCATCAGCAGCAACGGCAGCGACGGCCATCAGTTGTTCATCGTGAGCAACGGCGACGGGTTTATTTACAATCTCGAGAGCAATCTCTTCACGCCGCTCGACGCCGCGACCGCGCCGGACTTCCCGCGGCCCTGCAGCATGGGCGCGTTTGTCGACGGCTACTTCCTCGCGCTGAAAGCGCAGAGTGATCAGTTTCAGATGTCCGCGCTCGAGGACGGCCTGACGTGGGACCCGCTCGACATCGCGCAGGTCAGCCAGACGACGGGCATCGTGCGCGCGCTCGTGCCGGTGCACCGCGAAGTCTGGCTGCTCGGGACCTCGACGACGACGGTGTGGGCCGACATCGGCGATCCCGATTTTCCGTTCGCGCCGATTCCCGGCGCCTACATTCAGCAAGGGATCGGCGGCCTCTTCGCGTGGACCGTGGTCGACAACGCGCTCTGCTGGCTCGGCCAGAACGAGGACGGCGCGCGCGTCGCGTATCGCGCGCAGGGCTACACGCCGCAACGGCTCTCGACGCACGCCGTCGAGCAGGCGTGGGCCGAGGTCTCGACGCTGCAGGACGCGATCGGGTGGAGTTACCAGGACCGCGGCCACGCGTTCGCGTGCTGGTATCTGCCCGCCGCCGAGACGACGTGGTGTTACGACGTCGCGACGCAGAGCTGGCACGAGCGCGCCTTGTGGGATCCGACCGCGCTGGTCTGGACGCCGCACCTGGCGCGGTGTCATGCGTTCGCGTTCGACCGGCACCTGGTCGGCGACCGCGCCAGTGCCGCCGTCTATCAGCTCGACGCGGACACTTTCACCGATGGCGTGGTCAGCGTGTGAGACAACTGATTCTCAAAGCCTCGTTCGATCTGGGGTGGGGCTCGTCCGACTATCGGGTGTCGTTCGACGGCCAGGGCGAGACGGCCCTGTTCGTCACCTTGGGTGCGGATAGCCCGAAAGTCGTGGTGCCGGTCGATGGCCTGTTTCGCCACCTGCGGATCTATTCCCCGGGGGGGACGCATCCCAATTATACGGCGACGCTGATGGTGAACGGCGCCCTGACGGCCCTGGCGTGTGCGCTCCCCGCCGCGGACACCCAGGCGCAGGATCTGACCCATCGGTGGCCGTGGTC